GTCTATAAGGTTATGACCTCTTGGGTGGTAACAAACAATTTCAAAGAAACAGCAAGGGAGCTTGATATGGCAGTTACGACTGTCAGGGACATTGTTGTAAAGCATAAGGACGAGGACGAGTTCGTTCAACTTCGTAACGAAAAGATGACGGAGTTTTCTGTCAGAGCTTCTGAGGTTATCCAAAAAGGCTTGACCCTACTTAACAAAAGACTTGACCGTGCAATCACATCTGAGGAAGATTTAGACATTCTGATTGATGAGATATTTGCAACGGATAAAGAAGAATTGACACAGGACGAGAAAAATCGACTTGTTTCTAAGATTAGACAGTTACAGCTTGTTGATATTAAAGCCATTACAACCGCTATTGGCACTCTTTATGATAAAAAAGCTTTGGCAGAGGGTAAACCTACTGACAATACAAAGGTTACCTTTGAGCTACCCCCGGAAGTGAAGCCGTATGCAGAATAACAATGTTGATTTATCTCAATCAAGCGATAAGCAGTTACGCTTTATGGCTTCTAAAAAGCGTTATATAGGATATGGCGGTGCAAGGGGTGGCGGTAAATCGTGGGCGTTACGAAAGAAAATAACGCTTCTCGGTATGAATTATCCCGGCATCAGAATCCTTTTGCTTCGTAGAACCTACCCTGAATTGAAAGAAAACCATATCAATATCCTTGTGTCAGAGCTTAAAGGCATCGCAGATTATAAGGAATCAGACAAAGTGTTCACATTCCTTAATGGAAGCACGATAAAGCTCGGTTACTGTGATAGTGAACGAGATGTGTTGCAGTATCAGGGTATCGAGTACGACATTATATGTATGGACGAAGCAACACAGTTTACAGAGTTCCAATATCAGACCTTGACTGCCTGCTTGCGTGGTGCGAACGACTTTCCAAAGAGAATGTATCTCACCTGTAACCCCGGCGGTGTTGGTCACGAGTGGGTTAAAAGGCTATTTATTACTAAAAGATATAAACAGGACGAAAAAGCTGAGGAATACGAGTTTATTCCTGCAACAGTTTTTGACAATAAGGTCCTTATGGAAAAAGACCCCGGCTACCTGAATATGCTGAATAACCTTGACGACAAGCTTCGTCAGGCGTGGCGTGATGGTAATTGGGATATGCTTGCAGGACAGTATTTCTCTGAATTCAATAGAAATGTTCATGTTGTCGAGCCGTTCCCCATTCCTGAGCATTGGAAGAAATACAGAGCCATTGACTACGGTCTTGACTGTTTGGCTTGCGTATGGGTAGCGGTCGATGAGCTGAATAATTGGTACATCTATCGTGAATATGGCGAACCTGACAAGACTATTTCAGTCGGAGCTGCAGAGCTTGTGGCGTTATCGTGTTTAGACATTATCGAATACACGGTCGCACCATCTGACCTGTGGGCGAGGTCGCAGGAAACCGCCAAGAGTAAAGCAGATATATTCGCAGAGAACGGCTTGCCACTTGTAAAGGGTAACAACAACCGTGAAACAGGTTGGCTTGCTATAAAAGATAAATTGCGTGTGTTTCAGACAGACAACGGACAAGAGGAAAGCCAATTACGGATATTTTCCACTTGTGAACAGCTTATTGAGTATCTACCTGCCCTGCAGAGAGATGCAAAGAAGCCTACCGACTGTATGACTGAGCCACACCATATTACACACTTGCCTGATGCACTCAGGTATTTTGCAGTTCAGTACATTTATCCGTCCAAACCACCTAAAAAGGAATTGACGGAATTGGATAAATACAAAAAGAAAGTGTTGCGTGGCAACACGAGGAAAAGGAGTTATTACTGATGTATGTAAGAAAGTTAAAAAGAAAATGCAGTGTCAGAGGGTGCAAATGTACCGACACATACGCCATTTCGCTTACTCGTGAGGTTGGCAACACAGTTATTATCTGTAAAAGTTGCTTGGGTAAGGCGTTAGGTGCTATTGATGAGGTAAACCCTGACACAAAGAGCAACATTCCTGTTGCAGAGAACAACCCTGCACCGCCTTTATTCTTTAATGCGGTTGCACTCGGTCTGAACAAGGAAGCTGAACCGATTATCAATGAAGAATCGGACGGCTCTGATGTAACACCGCCTGTTACGCCACCTGCTGAGGGTGATGTGACACCGCCTGCTACACCTGAACAGACTGACGATGAAACAACACCCCCTACTGATAATGTAGTTCCTGATGTTCCTCCTGCATCTGATGAGGGAGCAGGAACAGGTGAGGTAACACCTCCTGCCAACCCTGTTACGCCACCTGCTTCCCCGGAAGATGTAACAGGTGACAATCCTGAGAATACAAACAACAGCACTGAGCCTGAGAACCCAAACCCTGAGAACAAACCTTTTGTTTGTCCCCACTGCGGTAGAGGATTCGATTCAGACAAAGGACTGATAGCACACCTCAGATATTGTCAAAAGGCACAAAAGTCTGAATAAAGGAGCTGACCGGGAATGATAGTTTACATACTTTGCGGAATTATCGTTCTTCAGTCTATAATACACCATTTTGAACGCAAAGACCTTTATAACCGCATAATGAGTAGAGATTTATCCGACTACAAAGGCGAAAGGGTCAGCAGAGCTATCTCTGCACACGAAAGGGCGTTAAACAAATGGCGTGGAAAGGACGGTGAGAATGAATAATGAAAAGCTTTAGATTTAGTCCCCCACTTTCAGGCGTTACGGCAGCAGTCGGCAGTTTGTTTGGAAAACCTGAGGATATTGCAGAGAAAATTGTTGAGGTCGATAAAAATGGCACTGCTCTTTATAAAGAGGACATCATACGCAAGGTCTTAGATGATTTGGAAAAGCGTAGAACAGAACGCTCAGGCGTTGAAGCTCAATGGACACTCAATGCGAATTTCCTTGTAGGTAATCAGTATTGCGAGATAAATCCATACAAAGGTAATGGAATTGAGCAGTTAGAACCTGTTTTTAATTGGCTGAACCGAGAAGCATTCAACAATATTGCACCTCTGATTGAAACGAGAATAGCAAACCTCAAGAAAATTAAGTACATGATGAAAGTCAAACCTGCCACCAATGAGCTATCAGACTATGACAAAGCCGATGTATCTACTGCGGTGCTTCAGCATACGCAGAAAGCAACTGACTTTGAGAGCAAGAAAAACACTATGGTCTATTGGGAAGAATTGTGCGGTAACTGTTTTTGGCTTTCGTGGTGGGACACAAGCAAAGGTCAAAAGTGTGCAGTACAAAGGTACACAGAGCTTGACGAGAACGGTCAAGAGGTTCAGAAAGAAAAAGTATTCTTTCAAGGCGACCTTGATTATGGCTTATTAACACCTTACGAGGTATTTCCTGAGAGTATTTTCAAGCAGGGCGTGGAAAATCAGCGTTCTATTATCATTGAACAGGTTAAAAGCATCGATGAGATATACGACCTTTACGGCATTGAGGTTGAGGGTAGCAACATTGAAACCTTTGAGCTTACCCCTGTTGCTGCAGGCGGTGGCTTAGGATATGAAAACACAGTCATTTCCTTAGGACATCGAACCGCAGAAGATGCTGAAAAGGTTGTAACCTACTTTGAAAAGCCGTCAAGACAGAAACCTAACGGACAAATGATTATTATTGTAGGCGATGAACACCTTGTATATTATGGTGACTTGCCTTACAGTCAGATACCGATTGTTCAGGTGGTATGTCACGAGGTTGCAGGTCAGTTTTTCGGAAAATCAACCATTACGGACCTTATACCGTTTCAGAGAAGCTATAACGGTTGCTTGAATAGTTTACACGAATACATTAAGCGTTTATCTCTCGGTAACCTTTCTGTCGAAGAGGGCAGTATCGACATTGATTTCTATGAGGATGAGGGACTTGCCCCCGGTGCGTTCTTAGTATATAAAAACGGCAAGAACCCCCCGAAACCTGTTGAAAATGGCACTCTGCCACACGAGATTATGCAAGAACGCTTCAATCTTAAAAGTGATATGGAGTATGTTGCAGGCGTTTCTCAGCTTATGGTTAGCGGTAATGCTCCGCAGACTAATATGTCAGGTGCAGCTATTTCAAACCTTATGGAAATAGACAACACTCGTCTATCCCTTACAGGCGACCACATAAGAAACTCCGTCAGGAAGCTTGCCATTATGTGGCTTGAAATCTACAAAAAGTACGCAAATACACGCCGTATCATCAATTATGTAGGTACAAACAACATAGCAAAAGCAATTTCTTGGTCGTCTGACGATATTAACAGCTACGATGTTGACTACACAACAGAAAATGAGCTTTTAATGAGTGAGGATATGCAGAAACAACGCTTTTTCGATGCTTTCAATATGGGACTATTCAATGAGGACAGTCCTGTATCAGACAGAGTACGAATATCGGCGTTAGAAATGTTCAAGCTCGGTCAGTATAGCGACCTGCTCGGCATCAACACCTTGCAAATTCAGTCAGCTCAGAGAGAAAACGAGCTGTTTGAAAGAGGTGTTATTCCGAAAATCGCCGACTATGACGACCACGATATACACATTGAGGAACATCTGAGGTATGTTCTTCAAATGGATTTCCAACTGATGAAACTGAAAAAGCCGGATTACGCTTCTGCTCTTGAAAAGCACTTAAACGACCACAAGGCGATTAAGACACGACAGGAGCAACAAGAGTTATTGGCTAATATGCCGGGTATAAACCCCGGAATAATGTAAAGGAGTGAATGGTATTATGCCAAACCCAATGAATTTTGACGAAGCAAGTGCAGGAGCAGCAGCTTTGTTCGATAACGAGCAATTAAATATTGCCGATGCACCAACCACAGAAGAAGCAACACCCCCGGCTAATGACGGTCAGGGTACTGATACACCCCCTGCGGACACACCGCCTGTTGATACTCCACCTGTTGATACTCCACCTGCTGAGGGCAACCCCCCTGCAGATGCACCGCCAACAGACAATCAGACGATGCTTGACCAAGCAGCACAGACGGCAGAGGTTGCAGCTCAGGTTGCTTCACAGACAAATCAAGAAAACGAAGCTCTGAAACAGCAGATTGCACAGCTTCAAGCTCAGAATCAGCAGTTACAGGGTACGATTGATGAAATGTCACAGCAACAGCAACAGTCTGTTGTTGAGAACGCATTAAAACAGCCGACTATTGATTTTGACAGTATGGCTTTTGCAGATGAAGACACTCGTGCTGCTGAAATGAGCCGTTTTGTCAATGAAATGACGGAATATAACAAAGCGATGATGATGAAAGACCTGTCCCCGGCAATCGAATATGCTAAGCAGGGTTTAATGGAAAGAGAAAAAACAGAGGTCATTTCTGCACTTTCCCAAGTACCTGAGCTTAAAGGTATTTCCGATATGCTTCCACAGCTTGACAGGATAATCGCAAACAACAAAGCTTTGCAGTCGCCGGATGTACCAATGGACGAAAAGTACATAACAGCTTATGCAATCGCAAGAGGTGTGAACAGTATTAACACTCCACCCCCTGCACCTGCAAAAGACCCGACCGCAGAGGAGCTTATGGCGTTTTACAACAAAAACCCTGAATTTCAGGAGCTTATCGAGAAACAACGCCTTGAACAGCTTAACCAAAGTCAGCAAGTGCCACCGTTTGCAGCAAGTAGCGGTGCGGTAAATGCGGCACTCAATATACCAAAAGAACCCAAAACAATCGAGGAAGCGGACGAACTCGTAAGAAAAATGTTCGGTGCGTAACCCCGAAAAACAAAAATATTTTAGGAGATGATTTTTAATGTCACAGAATTTAGTAACTTTTGAAAATGCGTTGAAAAACCATTATTTGCCTGCTTGGCGTAATCAGCTCGGTATCGAGCCATCGCCTTTGCTTAGCAAAATCAAGAAAATCAACCTTGTTTCCGACAAGATTGTAGCTTCTGCACCTGTTGGTCTTAGCGGTGGCTTCGGTTTCGGTGCTGAGGGTCAGGCTACTCCTGAAGCAGGTGGCGTAAGAATTGATAAATTCACAACCAATTCTAAGGATATGTATGTAAACATCTGCATTTCCAAGAAAGCGGTTGACCTCACAGGCTCAGGCGGAGCTATGGCTGATGCACTTAAAACTGAGGTTCAGGGTGCATACGACACAGCAAAATGGAATGTAGGCAGAAGCTTGTTCGGTAACGGTACAGGTATTCTTACAACCATTTCTGCAACAGTTGGCGAAGACGGCGAAGACCCTGATGATACAAACACAATCACAGTTGCCGATACAAAGTACCTTAAAGAGGGTCTTATCATCGACATCTACGAGACAGGTGAGAGCGTTCCTGCTGATGCTACAGGCAGAAGAATTATCAGCGTTGACAGAACCGCAAAGACAATCACAGTTAGCGGTCCTGCTGCTACCTTTGATGCAGGTTTCATTACTGTTCAGAACTCTTATATGAGAGAGCTTACAGGTCTTGGTGCAATCTTTGATGATACCATTACAGAAATCTACGGCGTAAATAAGGCTGCAAATCCTTACTTAAAGCCTGTTTGTTTCGATGGTAACCACGACATTGACGATGGTCTTATCACAAAGGCACTCCGTGAAGCTAAGAACATTAAGAACTCTGACATTGATATGATTCTTTGCGGTGATGAAGCATACGACAACTATGTAAATTACCTCAGAGTAAACAACATCAGAGTTGAGGAAATGTCACACACCATTCAGGGCGGTTTCAAAGCTATCAAGTTTATCTTCGGTAACAAAGAAGTTGACATCGTTAATGAAAGCTTTGTGCCTGCAGCTGAAATGTGGGGCGTTGAAACAGGTTGCTTAGAATTCCACTCTAAGGAATGGAACTTCGCACAGCTTCAGGGCGGTGGCGTATTCAACCTTATGGAAGGTAAGAGTGTTTACCGTGCGTTGCTTGCAAGCTACGGTGACTTGATTTGCACAAATCCGGGCGGTCTTATTCGTATTACAAATTGTGCGTAATCTTTGCACTTACACAAACGGTAAGTGATTTGTCGGTTTTTTCCCTGCGGTGTCCTTAAAAGCACCGCAGGGGAAGATTGGCACTTGCTGAACAACAATAATTATTTTACAGGTGGTGAACAAAGTGTCTATACTTGAAATATTTGAAAAAGTAAATCTCGTTATGCCGATTGAGCAAAGGCGTTTTTTCAATTACTTTGCCGACACGGTGAACGAATTGCAATCGCTATACAGCGGTTTTGTGTTTGAAAAGGACACGGAATACATACCGCCTGAGCTTCTTTCAGACGACAATGTTGTGAAACCGCTATATCACAACGCTATTGTCGATAACATCATTTTCTTAGCAGGTGGCGAGGATAAGTACAAAAATGAATTTTTCAGAAAGTCCAACGATGCCTACCTGAAATATTGGAATGATAATGCAAAGGGCAGACGACAAAAAAGACAGGAGTGGTGGTAATGTTCGATAGCGGTATTTCGGTATCAGATTTAGTATCTCAGCTTAAAGATGAGGTCGATATAGCGATACCTATTAAAAATTCAAGCTATGTGTTATGGCTGAACGCTTTAGAACAGTTACTATACACAGAGCTGATACAAGAACAGGGCAAAATCGAGCTTGAAGCGGTCGAAAGCGGTGTAATAAGCATAGATACCCTAAGAGTACCAAACGGCGAAAACGCTGTAAGATTTGAGGATATTTATACTGTTTATGCAGGCAATACACAGTTAAAGGAATCAACCCTTGCAAGCGGAGTGATTTTCCCCAACACATTCTATAAAGAGCAAAACAATATCGGATTGAACCTTAAAAAATCGCCGAGCAATATCAAGATTATATACATTGTACGCCCTGCACTTAAAACAGTCAGTGCTGATGATGAAATCGGAGCAGGTAATGTTATGCTCCCTATTGAGTTTGTGGATTTAGCAAAAGCTAAGCTTCGTGGTGAAGCATACAAAGTAGCCAACGAGGACGGTATTGCTGCAAAATGGCTCAATGACTACAATGTTTTACTTGAAACATTCAAAGCTTGGTTATCGGGAAAACAATCTGAATTTGGAATGTGAGGTGGTGGCTAATGGCAAAAAAGAAAGAAAATCAGCTTTCATACTTACAGATGCCACTACCTGAAAGCAAAAGATATTACAAAATGAAAAAACGCTCTTGGGTGGGTCTGAATTACAGACAAACCATAGATACAGGGGCATTGTCAATGGAAAATAACATTTCTACACTTGAAGCTCCGTATCTCACGCCGTCACAAAGGCGTACAGTCTTTACAAATGACTACACACACCCTATCAGTATGTTTGGATTTGACGATTTCCTAATCGTTATTTACCGTTCAGGCGGTGCAATCTATGTTGATTACATAACGGTTGATGAGGACGGCGATATTGCAGACATATATACAGGGACATTACAGGAAAACGGAGCAACCTCAAAGGACGAATATCCTCGTTGTGTTGTGCAATTTAATGTGTACGACACGCCGACTGACCCTGTATCGGGGCAGTTTGTTAAAAAGCTTCTTATCTTCCCTGATAAAAAGTCTATGGACTTTGAAATCACAGAAGATAATTTCCCTATAAGTGATATGAGCGTACTCATTAAAACATACACGAACAACACCAAAGCAGAGGACGGCACATACCCCCCTCCTGCTTCTGCAAGTCACAACTACTATTACAAGAACCTCTACAATAACGAGGTTTATAAATGGGTTGATGATGAAAGCGACAGCGAGAAATCAGGGTGGAAAGTAAGCGTACCACCTGCTATGCCTGATATAAAATATGCTGCTGTGCATCTATCAAGGCTTTTCGGTGTTGACAATGACCGTGTCTATGCGAGTGGCTATAATGATTACACTAATTGGAACTTAGACACCATTGACGAATACAACGAGAGTAACGCTTGGTGCAGTCCTGCACAGTCCAATACAAAGGCAGGCGGTGATTTTACAGGTATTACAGTGTTTCAAAATCACATTGTATGTTTCAAGCGTGATTTTATGCACGAGATATACAACACTAAAAACCCTTTTAGACTGCAAGATATTTACGCTGAGGGTGCTATCGACAACAGGACAATACAAGATGTTGACGGCAAGCTGATATTTGTATCCGGGGACGATGTTAAGGTCTATACAGGTTCAAACCCTCGCATCATTGGGTACTACCTGAATATGCCTGAATATGAAACGGCCGTATCAGGAACAGACGGCAGGTGTTATTACCTCTACTGTGCCGATGCGGACGACAATGCAAGTCTTTTTGTATATGACACCTACACAGAACAATGGTCTGAACAAACTATTACATCACCTGTTTTGAGCTTTGCACATAACAAAAACGGTATGTATATGCTTTGTGAAAACGGCGTTGTGTATAAAATGGATACAGGTTTATACAACCATTCTTGGAGCTTTGAAACTGACCTTATCACAAATGAAACGGTCGATATTAAGCACATCAAGAAAATACAGATGCTTGCGGATATATCTGCAGGAGCAAATATCAAGGTTTATATGCTTTATGATAACGAAACCTTTGACGAAAACACATCGCATCTTGTGTATGAAAGCACAGGTTACGGTCAAAAAGCTATTCGTGTTAAACCTCGTCAGACGGCAAGCTACGGTATTAAGCTGCACATCGAGGGTTACGGATATGTAAAACTCTACGAATTGGAGCTTGGTATGGAAACGGGCGGTGATTTGTATGTGGGAAGCTGATATTTCAAAGATGAATTATAAAGAACTTCGTAATGAGGTTCAGTTGCTTCGTGATGAACTTGCGATATTCAAGCGTAAGTATGAAGATGCAATCTATAATCTTGACAGCGATAATCTCGGCAAGAGCTTCACTATTGAACAGGGCAAAATGAAAGCACAGATACAGGTTACTGCTGATGCCATTAAAACAATGGTATCAAAAACAGACCTTTTGACATCGTTGGAAGAATACTCCACTATAACACAGACGGCAGAAGCTATACAGACTGTTGTATCAAAAGGTGCAGACCTCGGCAGTGCAATTACAATAGATTCTCTTGCAGAAGCAACAGACATCGCAGAAATATACAAAATTGAAACTGTGAACGATTCAGGAACAGTAATCGGCGAAACTTATTATTACTACAACACTTTGACAAACACTTGGGAAGTGTTAAGCGGCGAAAACATATATACAATGTTTACACAAACCGCAGAGGGTTTTGTTCTCAAAGGAAATACCATAATTGATGGAACTACAACAATCACGAGAAATCTTGTGTTGAGTGGTAATGTTACTTGGGATATGGAAAATTCCCCTGTTCAGACACAGTATTCCGCAGATAATACCTCTTGGCACAGTCCTATGGCAAGCGGCGATATGTATATGCGAATGAGCTTTGACGGTGGAAAAACTTGGAGTACATCAACAAAAGTTGTAGGAACTGACGGCAAAAACGGTACAAACGGCTCTAATGCTTCCGTTACTCCGCAAGCTGTGTTTAATGCACTTACGGATAGCGGAGCGAATCAGGGTATTTTCGCCGCTTTTGTTGAAGATAATGAGCAGATATACATAAATGCTGAATTTGTGCAAGCAGGTATATTAAGCGGTATGACCTTACAGAATACCGCCGGAACTCACAAATTGCAGATGTCGGCAAGCGGTTCAACCTATGGCACATTCAGATTATACAATCAGCATTACGGCAGCGTTCCGTATTTCAGCGTATATGACGACACTTTGGGTGGCGTTGATTTGCTTGCCGCAGGTAAAACTTTTATATCTACATCTGTATCAGGCAGTGAAATCACAGTAGAGCCGCAAGGTACTTGGGATTTTTCAAGTGCTGATGTTGCAGGTATAACGGCGGTATGGGCGTAAAGGAGTGAAAATTATGTTACCAATAACGGCAGCTATGCTGACTGTAACGCACAAATGTAATTTAGCTTGCAGGTATTGTTTTGTTAATCAGTGTCCTGAAGATATGACCTTTGAAACAGCGAAACAGGCGGCAGATTGGCTTGCATCTAATGCAAACTACCCCGATAACATCCCTGAAATAAACTTTTTCGGCGGTGAACCTCTGCTGATGTGGGACGATGTTGTAAAACCTTTAATCTCATATATCCGCTGCACTTACCGACACCCTTATTCTCTGTCAATGACTACAAACGGTGTTTTGCTTTCAGAAGATAAACTGCAATATCTTAAAAAGATGGATGTTGGTATTCTGATAAGCATTGACGGAAACAAAGAAACGCAGGACTACAACAGACCTTTTCACAGCGGTCAAGGCAGTTTTGATGTGATAGAACCTAACCTTATGACCGCTATTGAGCATTATCCGGCTTTGGTGTTCCGTATGACCTTAATTCCCGAAACCTGTCACAACTTTATGAGTAATGTAATGTATGCAGAGTCAATCGGGTACAGACGGGCGTTTGCTATGCCTAATGTATTTGAGGAATGGACAGCAGAAAAAAGGGATATTATGCAGAAACAGTTGCGGATTTATTCAGAATACTACATAGCATCATACAAAAAAGGTGTTATACCGATAGATTTCAGTCCGCTTGAAAATGCTTTTAAGGACATACTTTTAATAAATCAGGCAATAGACAACGGAGAATACAGAGCAAATTCACGGTGTAAAGCGTGTAATCAATGCGGAATAGGAGCGACAAAGTTTGCGGCTATTGACCCTCTCGGCGATATATACAGTTGTCAGGAGCTTACAAGCACAATGAACAGGGACAGCGTGTTTTATATAGGCAATCTCACAGACGGAATTGACGAAGAACGCCGAGAAGCCTTAACCTCTCTGTATGATGCAGTAGCCGTTTCAGGTGCGAACTGCAAAGCGTGTAAATATGATGTGATATGTGACGGCGGTTGTGCCGCTAACAACTATCTTGTAAACGGCGATATAAACACAATTCCCGAGGTGTTCTGTTGGTGGCGGCAGGTATTGCTTGATGAAGCAATCTATGTTGCGACTGTCTTGGGCGAAGCAGAATGTTTAAGATTTAAGCAACATTGGGAGGTAATGTGTAATGGATAAAATAGAGCTTCCCGAATTTCTTGGATATGAATCGAATGACGGTATAATGCTTCTTGCTTCCTGTACTTGCCAATCAAACACTTGCGAATGGGAATATCAGGGCTGTGATGCGTGTTTATACGACTGTCAGTCAACGTGTGAAACAGGTTGTCAGTCGTGTTATACATCGCAGGGGTGCAGCAGTGCTTGTCAGCGTGGTATTTGTCAAACCTCTTGCCAATCAGTTTGTCAGGGCGGTTGCCAATCGGCTTGTATGTACGGCGAGAACTGTTCAAGCAACTGGTTATATTACAGTCAGGCCG